CGTTGGTCCGACCCGTCGTGTTGCTGAAGATGAAGAAGTGCTAGAACTGACGGACGAAGAGTTTGACGCATTGACGCCCGAAGAACAGGCCGAACTTGTTCCGGTGGTTGAGGAAGAAGTTGAAGAGGAAGTACTGGACGAAAAGGTGAAGGCCGACAAGGGCAAGAAAGAGAAGTCTGATGACGAACAGGAAAAGTCCTTCGAAGCCAAGCGCAAGACCCACAAGGAAGAACTGTCGCTTGATGTGAAGACACTGTTTGCATCAGAAACAGAGTTGTCCGAAGAGTTCAAGGAAAAGGCATCAGCGTTGTTTGAAGCTGCCGTCGCGGCTCGTGTGGCGATTGATCTTGAAGAAGCGACTGACGTGATTGCCGAAGAAGCGTTGGTGATGCTGGATGAACATAAGTCCGAACTGACCGAGCGCGTGAATGAATATCTGACCGCGACCGCACAGGAATGGTTGGACGCGAATGAAGTGGCGCTCGAAGATTCGCTCAAGACCGAAATCACCGAAGGATTTATCGAAGCACTTCGCAATACGTTTGCCGAACACTACATCGAAGTCCCGACCGAGAAGTACGATGTGCTGAACGGCTTGCAGGAAGAGATCGACGCCCTGAAGGCAGTTGTGGCCGAAACCGAAGAAGAGTCTGATGCGTTGGCCGAAGAACTGTTGGCGATGAAGAAGGGCGCAGTGATTGCGGTGGTGTCAGAAGGTTTGGCGCAGACCGAGATCGAAAAGTTCCGTAGCATTCTGGAAGACGTGACGTATGAAGATGACGAAACGTACGAGGAGAAGTTGAAGACGATCAAGGAAAACTTCTTCCGCAAGAAGGGCACGAAGTTGGTTGAAGGTGAAATCATCGATGTGGAAGAAGAAGTGAAGGCTGAACCGACCGGCGCGATGGCTCGTTATGTTCGCGCAGGATTGTCGGCTCAAAAGAATCGCGGTTAATCGTTTCGTAAATCTCGCGTTGTATAAATAATCACGTAACAAAAACATAGTAAACACTCATAGGAGAACGACAATGTATCTTTCAGAAGAGCTTCAGGAAAAGTGGGCACCAGTATTGGACCTTGAAGGTGAAGTGCCGATCACCAGCCCGTACAAGAGAGCCGTTACTGCGGTGATTCTTGAAAATCAGGAAAAGGCGCTGATGGAAGATGCGCCAGTCAACAGCGGCTTTGGTGGCGCTGGTACGTTGGACAAGTATGATCCTATCCTGATTTCGTTGGTCCGTCGTTCACTCCCGAACTTGATGGCGTACGACGTGTGTGGTGTTCAGCCGATGACAGGTCCTACGGGCTTGATCTTCGCCATGAAGAGCCGCTACACGAATCAGGCAGGTGCTGAAGCACTGTTCAACGAAGCTGATGCTGGCTTCTCGAACGCTGGTGCTGGTTCACAGACAGGTAGCAATCCGGTTTCTGGTACATACACCGTTGCTCCGGGCATGACAACGGCCACTGCCGAAGCTCTTGCGAGCACGACAGGAACTCCGGGCCAGCCGTTTGCGGAAATGGCGTTCACGATTGAAAAGACCTCAGTAACAGCCGATTCACGTGCTCTTGCTGCTGGTTACACCGTCGAACTTGCTCAGGACTTGAAGGCGATCCACGGTCTTGATGCCGAAGGCGAACTCAGCAACATTCTGTCACAGGAAATCCTTGCTGAAATCAATCGCGAAATCATCCGTCGCATCTACGTTGTCGCAAAGCCGGGTGCCGCTTCAACAAACACACCGGGAACGTTCGACCTTGACATCGACTCAAACGGTCGTTGGTCAGTGGAGCGTTTCAAGGGCTTGATGTTCCAAGTTGAGCGTGATGCAAACGTCATCGCTCAGGAAACCCGTCGTGGTCGTGGTAACGTGTTGATCTGCTCGTCTGACGTTGCAAGTGCGTTTGCAATGGCTGGCAAGCTGGATTACGGCACGGGTCTTCGCGGTAACGATGGTATCTCAAGCGACGACACAGGCAACACCTATGCTGGCATCTTGAACGGCAAGTACAAGGTCTTCATTGATCCGTACTCTGCTAACATCAATGCCGCGTCACAGTTCTATGTGGTCGGCTACAAGGGACCGAATGCTTACGACGCAGGATTGTTTTATTGCCCTTATGTACCGCTCCAAATGGTGAGGGCTGTGGACCCCAAGACGTTCCAGCCTCGTATCGGCTTCAAGACACGTTATGGAGTGATCGCTAACCCCTTCGTTATGCAAGCAAACGGCGTCACGGACGGCACGACCTTCACCGCCAACCGTAACCACTATTTCCGTCGCGTCTCCGTGTTAAATTTGCTCTAATAGTAACAGATTGAAACTAAAAGACCCCGATCACAAGTCGGGGTCTTTTGTTATTTACGATAATCGTTTGATACTGTATCCGCGATGTCGATAACCATTTGTACATGCGCGATGCATTGATCTGACCACAAGATCGTGATCCTTGCAAAATTTATTCATTCCAGTTACAATTTCAACAACACCACCCTTTTCTATTTCATACGTTTTCTTTTTTGGAGAATTTTCACTTCGAGATTCGCGTTCTTCGTCGCTCCAATGTTTTCCGTATCGATGGTTCTTTTCTCCCATCTGAGCTTCTGATATTTTTATTTTACGAACTTTATCCATAGGACCCGATGCATTCTTATTTCCTTTCATGCCTTCAGCCATATTTTTTTTCCTTGTATTATCGTATGTACGACCTTTCATCTTCTCGCTAGTTTGTTTTTTACTTTTCTCAGAACGAATAGCTCCAGAACTTCCGTCACCACCATCCGTGTGATTGACTAACGGTCCAAGTCCCTTATCAGCCCGACCAAACATCCCGATCAACTTACATTCAATCCAGAACGCATCTGTCTCAGACAATCCTTCATGTAAAATGCGAATATCGTAGCCATACTTCTTTACGACGGCCTTCCAATGCTTTGATCGCTTGCATTTTTCAAAAGCCCGACGATCAATCCCCTTCCCAATATAGAACGGAATATTCTCTTCCCCCTTCTTATAATGAGCATACACGTAATATGTCATGATCTCCTAGAATGTCTTGATGAACTTTGCATTTCCTGCATCATACACTTGAAGATATTTGTTCTCTTTCATGATTTCGGTCTCCGATTTATTCAAGGTGTATCCCGGCATAGTTGTCAGTTTATGTTTTTGAAATTTTAGCCGAGAGTATCTACGGCCATGTTTATACCAAAAATAATTTGGCGGCGTGATTGAGACAAAATCGAATCCGGATTTTATATACTGATTTTGAAGATGGTCCGTCCAAAACAAATCAGCAAACGTTTCCACCTGTGTCAAACCCAAATCGGAAACGGCTTGCTTTAAAAGCTTTGAGAATCCGCCCACCACGGTCGTACTCGTGGCATATCGTTCAATCTTATTTTTCTGAATGGACAGCGCCGCCACAATTTCGGCACCATATCGCAGAACGAAATTATGCTTTGCGGCTTTCCATCCTTGAATATGGTTTGTCGCATAAAACTCTCGAAGTTCCTTTGATGAAACCGTGTCAATGGTAGCCTTTCTCGCGAATACCCGATCCGAATCATTTTTTCCCAAAACGTGCCGAATCTTTCGTTTGATTAATTCAGTCTTTTCTTCCCAATCATTCTCCCATATCTGGATCAAGTGAATGCCGTCCGCTTGAGCCTTCAGATACTTCTGTTGATGATACGGGCGAGGATAGGTTGAGTGCCAGTAGATTCCGTTATATTCAAATCCGATATTTAATTCTGGAACAAAAACATCGATTTCATATGTGGGGGCGTCATATTTAATGGTCTTGAATCCTAACGATTCAATATATTCGCGAAGCTGGATTTCGCCAATGGACGTAAATGATTGAGATACAGGCAATCCATATTCATGTATTTTGGTGAGAATGAATGACGGAGACACGTCGTACAGAGTAGCAATATACGCCGCTGACTTGTGCTGATCGAGGTGATCCTGTAATACGTCCTTGGTTAGAGTATTCTGCGTTCGGCTTTGAGTTGGATTGAACTTGGTTGAAATGCCATGCAGGTTTGCCAACGCACAAATGGTTCCATATGTTACCCCCGTCTTCACAAATGTGGTGAATGGAAGATGTTTGTTCTTACATTCGGTCATTTGTTCTTTGCTAGGAAGCAACGGAAACCGTTTGTATATGCGATCTAGTTCTTCTTGTATGAATGTCTCGGTATCGGGG